TGGACTGTTAAAAGGGCTGCCTATATCGAAAGGCATCGCTTGATTAATTACTGCTGGTACCGTAGGTTGTGCTGGTTGCGCTGGACTAACAAATTGGGGTTGGGCAGTTTGGTTAAATGCTGCGGGTATTGCTCCGCCAAAATTTTGAGGGTTGTATACTTGATTTCCAGCACCATCAGGTGTGGGTGTGGGTGTAGGAGTCGCTGTAGGAGTCGGTGTTCTTTTTTGATTTTGTGTTTTTGCAAAGTTCGCATACGTACTCAAAGCAGTGGACAGAGCTTGTACTTTCGGATCAGGTGGTTGTCTGAATTGAGTATCTACTTGCGTTGCTCCACCTTGATAAGTTGGTAAGAAGCCTTGAACGTAACTTGCGGCAGATGTAGGTGCAAATCTAGTCTCTAATTGTTGATCGTATAACCTTTGCAATCTTTGATCTGCAATACCACGTTGTAATCCACCTAGTCCTAACAATTCACTTCTTTCACTTTGTCCTAATCTTTGTAAATCTTCTCCTAAACTTCCAATGTTTCTACCATATCCAGCGATGTCTGCTCCTATATTTCTTGAAAGTCCAGATCTCCTGCCGCCTATACCACCTAATTGGGTTGCGAAACCAGACAAATTACCTGCAAGCCCCTCTAAACCTCGCACTCTTCTGCCAAATTCATCAACGCCCAATCTTTGTGCCTCTGTAAATCCTTGCCTTCTAATATCTGATAAAGCTTCGCCTAAACCTCTACCTAAAGCCCTACGCCTATCTGCTGCACTTAATCTAGCTCTCGAACCAAAAGCAGATTCTCCGCCTGTTTGTATGTCTCTAGTCCTAGCGTCAATATCTGCAAGTTCACCAGCTTTAAAAACGTCATCAATAGTTTGTTGAACTACTCTTTGTTCAAAAGGGTTGTAGAACTGGGTGGCAAATCTAGGATCGTATCCCATACCTGCTGCTCGTCTTGCAACATCAGTCGCCTCCCCGATGAGTGCTTGTTCTCCAGCAAAATAAGGTTGAGCTATATCTTCAGCTCGTAATGATCTAGCTATAGCTTGTTGTAAGTTTTGAAGGTTAGTATCTAAAAAAGGTTGAAAAGAGCCTATTCCGCTCAAAGCACTTTGTATAGCTCTCGTTTCAATAGGATCTAAATCTACAGTTTCTCTTAGTATCGCAGGCGCTCCGTAAGCCTTATTCGCAGCTGCTATAGCTTGAGATATTATTCCTGGTGTATCAGGAGAACCAAAATAAGCCTCTCTGATAAAAGGATCAGATATTGTTTCCCTTCTATCTATACTTGTTGCTACTGGATTTCTTGATCTCGCCATTACATACCTTCAAAAATTGTCATCAACTCGCGCATATTTTTCACACCTTCTTCTCTTGAGGGCTTGCCACCTTTTACTAACTCAATGCCTGACTTATTTTTATTTACGTTGAAAGCACCTGCTCCTCTAGTAGCTTTGGCAGTCATTACAAATTCACCGTCGCTCAACATAGCTGGTATGTCATCGGAAGTTCCTGTGCCTGGTCCTATAGATTCTCCTCCTTCACGTAAATCTAGTTCAGCTACACCACCTACTGCAAACGCTTGTCTTTGGCCCATATTAGCTATATCCAAAACAGCTGGTTGGGGTGCCAATCCAAACTCTCCTCTAGACCCGCCTGTTCCTAAATCAGAGGCCAGCTGATATCTGCCCAAAGAATCCATTGTTACTTGCGGAGTTAAAGATAATCCCCCTTCTCTTTCTTTTGCATCATCGTACACAGCTTTAGCTAACAAAGCTGTAGCCCCTAATCCTAATCCACCACCAGGATAAGATCCTATAGCTTCGCCTATTTTACCTGGTATGGCTCCCATATTAAGAAAGCTCAAAGGGCCAGTACCTTTGTTTGGATCCACGTTAAATAATTTATCTGCAACACTATTAGGTCCAAATAATCCGCTAAATTGTGGTCTTGGAGACATCATTTGATTGTATTGATTTACTGAAATGTCTTGCATTGTATTTTCATTTCTATAGCCAATTACATTTCCGTTTTGATCCATAATAGGAGTGTATTCATCTTGTTGTCCTACACCTCCGCCAAACAAGCTACCTATACCTTTACCGATATTACCAAATAGACCTACTTTGTCTTTACCAGGCAATATAAATTCACCGATGTTACCAAATAGCCCCACCTTGTCTTGACCAGGCAATACAAATTCTTTGGCTCTGCTGAATAATCCACCTAGACCGCCTGACCCACTTTCTATTGGATTTATACCTGGTGTTGCTTTAGCGTTTCCAAACAAGCTACCTAGCCCTGAACCTTTGCCCATTTTTCCAAAAAAACCTTTTGGACCAGAACCTAATGAAGCCAAAGCTAAAGGGCTTGCCTTGCCTCTAGCAACATCAGCAATTGTTTGCACTCTGTTTACAGTGGCTGCGACTGCTCCGATAGGCCCAGGTACAAATTGCAAAATCGGGGCTGCTTTACGAGCTATTTTTTTGACAGCTTTAAAAGCTTTTTTTAAGAAAAATTCAGGCATACCCGTAATAGGATTTATAGACATACCTCGTCCAACTGTATATTGATTTGGATCCAATCCCGCATCAATCATTTCTTGGTCCAAACGATTTTGCAAATCTTGCGAAATGACGGGTGGTATAACCCTTTCTCCTAATGCAACGTGAGCTAGAAACTTATCTTCATTTCTGCCCAATGATGCAATGCCTGTTCCTGATGTATCTATTCTATTCATTTGTATCCAATTCTACTGTTTTTAATGTTTTTGTTAAATAAAATTCATTTCTAAATATTCTTTTTTGTCTTCCCAACAGGGGCGCGATATTAGCCAAAAAACTAATAAATAACGGTTTCCTGATTGTACAGCGAGTCCTCGGTGCATGTGAGTAAAGCTAGGAAAAATTAAAGCGCTGCCTGTTGGAAGTGGATCTACAATACCTCTACCTTGAAATTCTGTACCGCCTCCCTTGTATTCACCTGTATTTAAAGGCACAACGACGCTTATATCTGCACTTGCGTCGTGATGCCAAGCTCCTTGTTTTTTGTCTTTTATATTGTAATTAGCTATTTGTATACCGCCGTCTGTAACCATTCTGCCCCAAATGCTCATAAATATAGGGTTAAGAACAGTTAGGACTACATTCAACAAAGAAAGATATAATTCAGGTATATTATCTTGTAAAACTATCTCTGGTATTTGTCTAAGTACGTCTTCGTCCGTATTAGGCTCAAAATTAAAATGTTGTTTGATATTTTCTAGTTCGTCATTGAATATATCACAAAATGTTTCTGAAAAAATGGGTGCGGTATATACATCCTTTAATGGTTCTTTAATAATCTTATGTAGGGGTAAATTTTCTAAACTATCTTGCCCTTTTGATTTTAAAAAACGTACTATATCTAATTGTGATTCCTTAATAGCTGTGAAAGTTTTATCCTGTATGAACCAATCAGCAGGTTGGGTGAGAAGTAAATTTTTTACTTCATAAGTTGTATTTGTGCGTTCTAAAGCCTGCATATCAAATCTCTATACTTGTCGCTCCGTTGTTTCTGACAGTTACAGAACCCAGTTCTGATTGCAGTTCAAAGCCCCTCGGATCCCTCGGCGTATGAAGCTGTACCCATTTGTTGCCTGTATATACTTGCAGGACTCCAATAGATGTGTTCCATACTACATCACCTTGGTTAAATTTTAAAGAACCAAGCTCTGTATCGTTGAATTGTGGCGTAGAATCTGGATCAAATGTTCCTAAGTTGAGTTCTAATATTCTTGTAAGTCTGTTGAATGTCTCTTTGCTTACAGACGGTTGTACTTCTGTAGGTAATCTTGTTTCTAAAAGTTTGCTCATCTTCTGCCATCGGTTTTAACATCCATTCTAGTATCTCCTAAACGCCATCCTATAGATAAATTACCATTTGATGTCGCGTCATCATTTGATTCAAAACGAACAACAGCTTGCCTACCGCGCGCTCTTAAATTAACTTTTTGGGTATTAGAACTTATTTCGTTAGTTGATTCTGTAGTCAAGGTATCACCAGGGAAGTTTCTGACTTTTGTAACTACGTTTAAAGAACCAGCGTTAGCATCTTCCAAAAATTTTACGTCAGGTATTATTGATGATATTTGATTAAATCTATCACCATCTCCTATGTCAAAATCACTTGATTCTACAAATACGTTAGTCATCGCGGTTCCATCGTCGTCAAAACCAACCTCATGTTGATAAAGCACTCCGCCGTCAGTAGCTTGAGGAAATGATTCAACACCTGAATCTAGCCAAACAGTTCTTACCAATTGTCCGTAGTACCAAACTTTTTGCTCAGTATTATAGATGACATAACGATCTATCTCTGTACTTGAAGCTGATGGATAAAACCACCCAACTTCGTTGTGTTCATTATTAGTAAAAGCTTGTATTTTGAAAGCTTGACCTTGATTAAGATCGCCAAAAACATAATTGTGAACGCTGCAAGGTAATTCTTGCACAGTGCCGTTATAAATATAAAAATTACCGTAGCTCATAAAATAAACACCAGTTGCCGACGTAATCGCCGCTTTGGGTCCTATTAATCCAGATCTTTCGTTTATTAAATTTATACTGAAAGTAAGTGGTGATCCAACAAACTGCATTGAATAAACGGATGTGTCAGTAAATATAATTATCTCTTGTCTTGATTTTACACCCCCCACAATTGAAGACCCTGATGAAAGCCTTACAGAACCTGCTGTATTTGTAATTAGCGGTTCAAATTCAAGTTCATTTTCTTGATCAGAAAACGCTACAAGCATAGGATCAACACTACCTGTACGTGTTGTGCCAGATATAGCGTCAGCTCCTAAAACTATTAAATGCCTGTCTACCTCTGAGGTCAAAACTTGTAAACCCACTGTGGGTACTAAGTTAGCTCCTGACACATTTGATAATTCAACGGCCCTCGTTGCCGTGCCGTTGTTTTCTACCCATCTGTATATACCTCCGCCTCTTGTATTGATGATTAAATTCTCACCAAAATTATCATGTGTCCAAAGTCTTAATTGATTATTTCCGCCTAATGCAGTAGCTGACCCCCAACCACTCGCACCCCAAGTACCAACTCCCCACCCAGTCGATTGCACGTATACATCTAATCCTGTATTTATTTGATAAATAGCATCTGTAGATGAACCGCCGTTACCAGAATCACTAGAGTTAGCCGTTACCGTTGAACCTGAAGTATCTTTAGCAGTTATAGTATATGTATTAGAGTCAGTCACCAAATCTATCTGGTATTCTTGGTTTAATACAGTTGCCGTTACATTTCCACCTAAAGACACTGCGCTAGAAAAAGTTACAAAGTCTCCGTTCACAGCACCGTGACTAGCATCAGTTACTGTTACGGTAGATGAACCGTTTGTAGCGGCGAATGTAGCAGCGTTGGTGGTAGTTTTACGTGTCGGCGTAACATCAGCATAGGCTGTACCATCTTTTATATAATATTTGAGATGTGTGCCAACTCCTAAGTATTTATTGCCACCTAATGAAATCCAATTATGCAAAGCACGAGCTGTTCCTAAATAAGTGCTATCCGTTAATTTTTGCCAACCTCCAAATTTTTCAACTCTGCCATCTCGGAATCTTATCAAATTACAATCAAACCAACCTCCTTCATTGCTATAAGCAGTTCCTTCTCTATTTATACCAGGTCTAAAATCTACTTTTGAAAATGGCATTTATATTTTCTCCCATTCTTTACCTTGAAACAGATCAGCTTCAGCAGCGCGTCTTTTTACCAAGCCAGCTAAAACAACGCCGCCTGCTTTGTTCCATCTTTTTATTTGTTCAGGAACATCCTTATAATTTTTTTCATTAAGTACTTTCAGTAAAGTTGAATCTTTCAAATTATTTGGTCCCAAGTTATAAACCCAACAAACTAAGGCGTCAAACTGACATTGTTCTAGTGGTACTTTAATCATGTCATTTATGTAACCTTCGTATTCTGGAAGCTCCTCTTTCAAAAGATGATCTGCTTCCTCTTGATTTATTTGGTCACCTTCTTTGACGCCTTTTATTACGCCGTATCCAATCGTCCAAATACCTACGCTGTCTTGATAAGCCTCTAGCCTGCATCCCTCGTAGTTCTTTATTAGTGATACACCTTCTTCAGATATTTTCATATTAGTCGTCTTTGCTTGGTGTGTTTGAGGCTCCAAAATAAAAACTAATAATAGCTGAAGCTAAACCGCCTAAGTATCCTAATACAAGGTTGATCAAAGCTTCGCTATTCTGTTCTGGCGGTTGTATTGTGACTAAGAATATATAACCCATAAAACCTCCAATGACAGCTATACCTATGATTCTAGCAGTCCAATCTTTAGAAAATGTTGACCTAGCGTTTTGTGTATCTTGAACTTCTAGCTTAAATACATCTACTTCTAGCTCTTTCATCTTAATTTCAAAATCAGCTTCAGCTTTTTTTAACTCAAGCATTTGTTCTGGCGTAGCGTTGTCTATAGCTTTCTGTATTTCTTTAGGTTCATTCTTACAACCTAGTACATCTGCAATGACATTTGCAGCCATGCCCCCCATGGGTCCACCTAAAGCAGTTCCAAGTGTAGGTGCTACTGATCCAACTAAGTTTTTAAGTAATGCTTTCATATATCCTCCAAAGTAAATATTTTTAAAGGCTCACTTATGCCTTTAACTTCTATAGGTTGCAATGATTTTAGCTCAAAATTACAATTTTTTGCAGTCTCCTCCGCAATTATTAAATCTTTGCCTACAGTCTTACAACTAGATTCGCATCTAGCAGCTATATTTACGGCACTTCCTATTGCACTGTAATCAAATCTTGTATCGCTACCCATGTTGCCTATAACTGCTTCTCCTGTATTGATACCAATACCTATAGATACACCTACATCCGATTCAGCAAATTGTTTTTGTATTTCTTTTGCACACTCTACTGCTGCTTGTTCGTGATTTTCTAAATCTATAGGAGCGTTAAATATAGCCATCATCGCATCGCCTATATACTTATCTACCATACCTTCGTATTTTTTTACTGCATTAGATTGTATTGTTAAAGCCATGTTCATAATAGCAGTTACACTTTCAGGATCCATAGTCTCACTCATAGCAGTAAAACCACGTACGTCTGTAAATAAAAATGTGCATCTTTTCTTTTCACCACCTAGCTTCAACAGTGTAGGATCTTTTTGCAAAGCTTTAACCTGACGTGGATCAAGATAATGTTCAAATTGTTTTTTGATTTGTTGTCTTAATTTATATTGCTCTCTAAATCTAATATAAAAAGCAACACTTGCAGTAATAAATTGGGATATCAAAGACCAAGTAACGTCAACTAATATTCCATTTTGTATTGTATGTACTCCAAAAAATGCCGTAGAGAAAAAAACTACACCGAAAAATGAAACGCCAGCTGTTACACCAAAAACATTCAAAACAAGCCAAACAAAAACCACAGAAAACAAAAAAATTAATATTTCCAAAGCAAGTGCATAATCAGGTATGTATGGGCTATCTTCAATCAGTATAGACTCAGCGAGTGCAGCTTGTATTTTGTGTGGTTCTAACAGCCCTACAGGTGTTGCTATCTGAGGCATGATGCCTTTTGCAGTAAAACCTACAAAAACAAACTTATTCTCTACATTCATTTCAGCAAGATTTGTCTGTGGTGTATCTACCCAACTAACCCATTTACGACCTAATGAATCTACAGATACGGGCGGTAGACCTTTAACTCTAACTTCTTCAAGGCCATTACTATTAGTTTTAATAATGTAAGTATCTGCACCTGCTAAGACTTTCAATACTTCTGTACCAAAAGATGATACCCAACCATTAGGTGTTCTCATCAACAAAGGTAGCCTGCGAACCAAGTTGTCAACGTCTGTCCTGGCTACAGATATGCCTTGTGTCGCATTTTGTTTAAGTATCTCTATGTTTTGTATTGCACCTTTTACTTCTAAACCACCAACATCATTCCCTAGTATGACTGTGCCTTGAGTTGGTGGATAATCGCCTTCACCTTCAAACATAGCTAGTACACTAGGAGAAAAAGACAAAGCTTGTGAAAACTGTGGATCGCCACCAAATCTATCAGGCTGTGGGAACGCTATTACCCAACCTACGCCTGTCGCACCATTTCTTAATAAATTAACGTGTATCTGTGCTAGGGTTTGTCTTGATAAAGGATAACCGCCCTCATTGGCTATGTCATCTTCTGTAATATTCAGAATAGCAAAATGTCCAGAAGGTTTTTTTTTAGTTACAAAACTATCAAATGTTTTTAATTTTAATATTTCATGTGCAACTGGTTGAAAATAGTAAACTGATCCAAGTAAGAAAAATAAACTTAAAAATATAATAGTTTTTTTCATCCTGATCCCTGTTTAATCGTTATAGTAGTTGAAGATCCACCGTTTATTTTTACTGTATTCGATACTCCATCTTGTACTAATATCACAGTATAGCTTTGTGACCCATCTAAATCTAATCTAGCGCTTTGGTTTACTGATCTTATAAGACTTATAGTTTGTCCAGCTAGGATAGTTGTAATTTGTGTGTTTTTATCTTGGCCTATATTAGTTCCTACTATACGGATACCAACACCCCCTTGTTTTAACTGGTCTTCCTCTTTAGATACAGCCAAAGCATCTATAACTTTCAACAAATCTTCAAGAAAGTTTACATCCAAATAATTTATATCTAGCTCGGTAAACTCTAGGTTTTCTTCTGCATCTAAAAAGTCCTCATTGAGATAGTCTATGTCTAAGTCGTTGAAGTCTAAATAGTCAGTTGTGGTTCTTGTCTCTGCTTGCTCCAACGATTCGTCTGTCTGTTCTGGTGGATTTACAATCAGCATGTTGTCGATCAATTCAAGCGTTATGTCTAGTTCTACGGGTGCAGTAGGACTGTTTTCAAAAACAGATACTGTGGTTGCTTGATATGGTTTATTTAAAGTAACACTACCTGCTGCTGTTGATACTAGGATTTCACCACTAGATATACCGTTTTCATCTGGTAGCAGTATGACAAGAGATCTTCCAAGTTCATCTACTGTGCAAGTGAAGTCTGTGCCACGAATAGCTATATCTGCGGTAGGTGTTCGTATAGATATGCTACTTTTGTTATTGAATTTACCCGTGATAAACCTAGCTGTACCACTAGCAAATTTCAAAGCCATCTTAGATTTTGATGGGTCGGGGTCGTAGATGTATTCGTCTATGACTAACTTAGAATGTTCTGTGAGTTTGACTGTAGAATCATCCTCAAAAGTTATGGCAACTCTGCCCGCTTCTGTGCGGACATCGTCCATTTGTTGAATGTCAAAGTCTAATTCAGCCCCATAGGGCTTGTCTCTTAGAACTTGTGCGTTGCCTCTTAGTTCAGATATAGAACCTATATCAGCAGACGAATGAATTACCTGAGTCTGACTGAGTAACACAAACAGTGCCGTTAGAGCCAGCAGATGTAATCTTGAGCCAGTCATTATCAGATGTAGATTCCTGATCTATGTTGAAAGTTCTGTCGTTACCAGTATGGTCTAGGTAGAAGTAGCCACCTGCATACCCATCACCATCATAGGTTACAGTATTGTCATCACCATCAATATCCATATAGTTAGTAGCTCCGTCTACATCTATTGCTGCTGTGATACTGTTACCTCCACCTTGTATTATCCAGTCTAAATCAAGGTTCGCTGCTAGTGCCGTCATAGCATGATTGAGAGTCATGGTATTTGTGTTGCCTGTAACTTGTACGTTTACATTAGAACCATCTGCTCCAGTTGCGTTTGTCTCGTCAGTAGACATATTAAAAGTGTTGCTATCGCCTATGAATTGAAAGTAACCAGTGTAGCTATCAGCCCATATATCACCTAAAAATTTATTTGTGCTACCTTTTTGTAATATATCTAAAGTCATACTTGTACCATCTAAGTCTAGAGCGGTCATAGATCCAGCAGCAGCGTCAGAACCTCCAATAATATTACCACCACCATTAACTTGTTCTATATCTAAGTTAGATGTAGCACCTGACTGGTCTATGTATATTTCATTATCAGCCCCGTAAACTAGCGATGCACTCATCATCGCAACTAGGCTTACTAATATCAGTCTTTTTATGTTTCCAATAGCCTTCTTCATAACCCTCCTCTATTGTTTGTAAAACTGCTGTCTCTACCGCCATCTGTAAAGCAATGTTTATAGACTCATTTTCTACTATACCGCTTTCTATTTCAACCAGTTCAGTGTTGTTTGCATAAAATCTGAACACATCGGAAGATACAGCAGCACTCAATATTGTCTTGGTAACTAACACCTCAAGTAATATTTTACCCGTCAAAACAGATACAGTTCGTAAAGATATTGTTACTGAGTCTTGTCTGTATTCTTTAGACGCACCTATACCCAAATATCTTGCGCCTGCCCCTCCTGATTTGATGTTAGTTTCATAGGTAACAACTCCACCCTCCATCAATAAACCAGCAAACAGTAAAGGTTTTAGCTGTTGTTTTTCATCAAAAGTTTCTCTTGCAGAACGTATGATTTGTCTTTCTTTTGTAAGATGCTCCAAGCCTGTACGCTCTACAACATCAAACACACCAGAGTGTTGTAAGGCCCTTATGAGATAGGCATCAGGTGATTGTGTTATTGCGGTGCTAAAACTAGCGTATTGACTGTTGCTTCTACGTTGTCCCGTATCATCTCCAAAAGAACTAGGATAAACAGCTACTACAGGTTTGCGTTCGGGAACAGGTACCTCTGCTAGTTTTGTCAATAAGGAACTAACCTCTGCTGATTCAATACTTCTTATAG